TTAGGGTTATAATACCAAAAAAGAAAGGGCGGAAACGCCCTTTCTTTTTGACTAAAATTTCTAATCACATAACCAGATAAATATGTAAAAAGGTAAAGAATACAATGGGCTTAACTAGACCAAAACTTGCACAGATATCAACTACTACGTCAGCGTTTGACGACCCAATTATTGTTTTAAACAATAATGCTAGTTCAGGTATTAGCAATGACAAAGACATTGGCATTGTTTTTGAACGCGGTGGCGACACTAACCAAGTTTTATTATGGGATGAATCAGCTGATCAATTTGTCTTAGCTAGTTCTAACGAACAAGGTGGCACGTCTGGTGATGTAACACTAATTGGATATGCTCCATTACAAATTGGTGCATTAAAAGCGTCTAGTTTAATTTTAAACAGCACACTAACATTTCCAACCTTAGATGGTAGTGCTAATCAATTCTTAAAAACAGATGGGTCAGGCACACTAAGTTGGGGCACAGTAACCTCAAGCCTAACACTTGCTGCTGATTCAGGCACACCAGATACGTTTAATACTGGTGAAACATTAACGTTTGCTGGCGGCACCGGTATTGACACTACAGTAAGCAACAACCAAATCAGTGTTGCTATTGACTCAACAGTTGCTACACTAACTGGTTCGCAAACACTAACAAACAAAACACTTGGCGCTACTACTATTGCTGGCAATTTAGTCCCTGCAACAAATGAAACATACAGTTTAGGTACCAATAGCTTACGCTTTTCTGAATTACACGTTGCTGGATCTACAATTTATGTAGGCGGAGCAGCATTAAGTATTAGTAGTGGTACACTATATGTAGATGGATCACCAGTTGGCGCTGATGCTGACTGGCCTGGCGCAAGTGGAAATTACGATTTAAGTTACGATGCTGCACAATCGGCTCAAGAAACTCCGTTTGAAAGCGGTGGCACAGATGCGTTTGGTGTAGATCTAACTGTGTTGTTTGATAACATGGATCCAGGTGGCTCTATTATTACATATGATTACGCAGACGGTGAAGCCTACTTAGGCGCATAAATATAGATAACGTATTAAGGATTGGGAAATGCCTACAGTATTACAACTACGCCGCGGAACAACAGCACAGAATGATGCTTTTACTGGTTCAGCTGGCGAATTAACATTTAACACAACAACAGGTGCGTTGAGAGCGCACGATGGTACAACAGCCGGCGGTGCTGAGATGCTCGTCAATACTGGTAGTAACGCAAATATTTCTCAATCAGTCACACTAACTGGAGCAGTCACTGGGTCAGGCACTATTACTAATCTTGGCAATTTAACTATTGCTACAACTGCTACAAATGACCCAACTATTACACTAGCGGGAGATTTATCTGGTAGTTGTACACTAACTAACTTAGGAGATGCTACACTAACAGCAACTATTGCTGCTAATTCAGTAGCATTAGGAACTGATACAACTGGTAATTATGTAGCAGCAGGAGCAACTTCAGGAAATGGTATTAGCGGTTCTGTAAGTAGCGAAGGTGGTACGTTTACTGTAACGTCAAATGCTACTTCTGACAATACAGCAAGTACTATTGTATATAGAGATATTTCAGGAAACTTCTCAGCAGGTACTATTACTGGTACAGCTACTACAGCACAATATGCTGACTTAGCTGAAAATTACATGGCCGATGAAGCATATGCTGCTGGTACTGTTATCGCATTTGGTGGCGCAGCAGAAGTTACTATTGCTAACACATTTGCTTCTCGCAATACAGCAGGTGTAGTATCAACCAAACCAGCACACTTAATGAATTCAGAGTTAACTGGAGACACAGTAGTAGCATTAGCACTAGCAGGACGTGTTCCGTGCCGTGTAGTCGGCGTAGTACGTAAAGGAGACTTAATGGTAGCATCAAACACTCCAGGATGTGCTATAGCGTGGGGAGAAGAGTTACGCGATCCACCGGCCGGTTCTATCATTGGTAAAGCACTTGAAGATAAATCAGGACAAGATGAAGGAATAATTGAAGTAGTTGTTGGTGTACGATGATTGAAGAACAGTACAGAACAGAGTATGAAGGTGAATTTGTAATCACCGGCGTAAAATACGTTAATGGACGCAAACAACAAGAACGCGAGTTTGTTGATAACCCAATTGAAGTTAAATCAATTTCTGGTCGTGCTACTTGTGTTAGTAACGGCATTTCGTCGACTAAAATTATACTAGAACGTTTAATGAAATATCACGGGCTGTTAAATACACTACCATTAAACGTTTACAGTACAGGCGATTTATATAAAAAATTTCATGCTAATTTTCATGTGTCATTTAACACAGACGAATTACAAGAGCTGATTGAAACTAACTTAACCGAAAATATTATTGTGTATACTAGCACTACACAATGTGTGAAGTTTCCAGGTGAATTCTTCATTATTCCTTATTCATACAAAAGCACCAAAGAAGCTGTAGCAGCATATCTAGCGGCGTTTGATGGACATCGAGAAGTGTTCTTATTAGGATACGATGAGTATAGCGCAGATGGATTAACACGCCGCACTAAAATGATCGAATCATTAATACCAGTTCTTAAAACATACTCAAACACTAAGTTTTATCATGTTATTAGCGAAGGTAATACTCCAAAAGAATGGTTGTCGTATAGAAATTTAAAGACTATGCCATTGATGGAATATGTTAGTTACTGTGATATTTCGTAACTGTATAAATTTTCTACAGTTTCAATTTTGTTATAGATATCCTCAATATTGATAGTAGCCCACAAACCTGGGTGTAATGGTTTTGGAATAACACCTTTGTCAATCCACGAATATCCTAAATGTTCGTCGTTAAGTTTTGGAATAAATTCATCTGCTACTAAACAAAAAAATGTATGGTATATGAAATGATTGTTAGGGCCAGTAAAACGTTCAATAGGTACTAATTTAATATAATCAGGCATAGAGCCCATTTCTTCAGAACATTCGCGTGTAATAGTATCTAATAGTGTTTCGTTTTCTTCTACTTTGCCGCCAGGTAACCCCCAATGATAAGGATGTTTGGGATCATTACGCATTAAGTACAAATAACGTTGTGTGTTATAGGCGTAAAACCAAATACCTACTGCGTTTAGATCACCAGTGACCACTGGCCCCCCGTGTATAATCCTTCATAACTGCGAACCCACTGAACACCATCCCACTTATATTGTAATCCGGTGTTAAAGTTAGTAACGTATTCTGTAACTGCTGCATTACTAGAGTCAAATACTACATTCCACTTCTGCCCATCATATTCAACAATATCATTCGCGCTAGCAATTAATTCGTAGTCATCACCTTGCGTGTTGAATCCTTTCCATGCTAACGCCATTGGGTCAACGGTTGAACCGTCGCTAATATCTTCGTCGCCAGCTGAGCCAATACTATCTGTTAACAAATAACGTTGTCCTGTTGCCGCCGCGGCTAATCCTGCGCCAGGACCACTACGTTGTGGGTCAATTACAGCAGTCACTGGTAATAAAGAATTAACAGGTAGTGTATCTTCATCTACTGTAAACAACATAATACGGTCATCTGTTGGATGATAAGCAACAGTACCTACGATTTCAATGTCATTTGTACTATTTTCCAAACGAATTTGACTAATCCCGTCTCGTAGTTTACCGTATTCTTCAACAACGGCGTGCCACAGTACATTACTGTCATCTTGTGTACTTAGACTTCCCAAATTGGTATTTGCTTCGTCTACAGCACTTGCTTTTAATACTTGTAATTGATTACCGATTAATAATACCTGATATCCATGCGGTGTAACCTGTAGACGAGTACCTAATAACAAATCATCGTTTTCTAAAATACTATTAGTATTACCGTCAGCATCGTACATACTAGCAATAACTTTATGTATAACGCCAAGTTTAGTAACTTTAGCAGGCATGCTAATCCACACAGGCAAGGTAAATGTCATTGTCATAATATCAATTGGTTCTTCTGTGCCAACTGGAATTGTGCGAGAACTATAATTAATATCATTTAGCTCGATAACGCTTAGACTTGTCCAGTCAATGTAATTGTCTGTGCTTTGAATTTCCAACGATGGGTTAAACATTGGGGCAATTTGTTCAAACAATTGCCATTTTTGATTTGTGTTTGTAGTCCAAATATCTAACTTAATAGTTACGTCATACGGAACCGGCATGTGACGTTTAACTGTAAATGCGTTACCTTGTGTTGTTTCGTATGTTTCAGTGTCGGCATCCCAGGAACGCTGACGATAACTGCGGGTATCAACATGATACGGTTCTTGTACTCGTCCTCTGGCATATTTTAAGCCGTTTACATAAAAACTCATCATTGGAGCTGACAACATCTTATTAGCACTATTGTCTTGAATAATGTTCTGAGCTTGGCGAGAAGCATCGCCATAACGAATAGGAACAGTTAAGTATGTTGGATTACCAGAATCGTCTTTACCATACTCTACTTGAAAACCAGAAAAAATTCTTGTAAATTGTAATAAGAACCTGCGTAATTGTTCGTCGTAAAAGAAGTCAACTTGTGCCATTAGTTATCTGCCTCTGGTCTAAGCAAATCGCTTAGGCTTTGTTTGCTCGGAATATTGCCGCGATCGGTTGTAGCTACTGTAGCATTGTTATTAACAAACGAACTGCGTTGCGTAGTATTGTCATTGTTTAAGTAAGTCATTTCAGTTCTTACATTGTCTTCTACTTTCACCCAACGTGCTCCGTCATATCTAAATAATCTATTCGGATGATAATCCAAACGTAAACAATAATCACCACTTCTTGCGTTAACTGGGAAGCTAACTCCTGGTGTTACAGGTAAACCATTTGGTGGCATTGTGTTGCCAGTTAAGTAACCAACTAAGTAACCATCTGAAGTCGGTGATACTAAACTACGATCTGCTCTAACTGCGCCCAGATCTGCTGTTAATAATGAATTATCAGCACTAATGCCAGTGCCATCTTCTGGCTCACCGTCGCTGCCATACGGAGCAACGTAGAACTTACTAACATCATATCCTGCTAGCGGAACTTCAACTTCTGCCTGAGCAAGGATCTTGTCATTAATGTCTTTGTTCTTATTGTATGTAGTTAAGTAATCGGTTAGGTCACCAGTTTCGTTGCCCTTCTCGTTAGTGTAGCCATCTAATATATCTTTGTATTCTTGTGCGCCCACCATTGGAACTGCTTTAACACGCCAAATGTGAGGCATCCAAGTTTTGGAAAAACCTTCGCTAGCAAATGACGCATCTTGAATAACATAAAACTTTGGCATACCAATTGGAATATTAGGATCCAACGGGTGAAAGTCTTTTAAATTAGGAACTTCGATAACATCGCCTGACATTAATTTACGTCCTACAGTATCGATCATATCATTATAATGAAATGTTACAAAGATAGTGTCGTTTTGAATGAATAATCCAAATTGACTTAAATTAAAATCAATATCCTGAACATTATACACACCTCTTAATCTGTAAATAGATTCATCATAATCACGATCTCTATTTTCTAAAGTGAATAAGTCTTCGATAAAAAGCGGATTAGTTTCTGAATATACAGGACGAGTAACATCGTAATTACTTGATTCTGTAGAATAATCCCCTGAAACTTTAGGACCTAAATATTTGTGAATATATATGTCTAAACCGCCAACGGTATATTGCTCGGAAATTACTCGATCCAAATATTTGTAATCGTTTCGCTTTTCAGGAGACCATAAACTTAATCTTGGCATATTAAATAATCTTTATATGTTGTAAATTTACCACAATAAGTACAGTTTATGAACTCACGGCAAATTTTTATGTATTTATCCGCTTTGACCAGGTTGACAGCATTGGATCAGGGTTCTATAATAAGCAGATACTAACAAACAAGGAGTTAGACATGGCTCGTAAGCCACAAAGCAATAAGATCAAAGTAGCAGCAGCAGAAGCCAAGTATGTAGGTTCTGAACCTACATGGGAAGCACAACCTGCGGAAGAAAAACGCACCGGTGCGCTAGTATCAGCACTGAACTGGTACAATTACGCTTGCGATAAAAAGCAGGCTAAAGAAATGATGCTTGAATACTTAAAAGCAGCAGGCAACGCTGATAGTTATAAAGTAATCAAGGGCGTAGCAGACGGTAACTTGAATCTTACTGCTGCTTGGTTGTGCCGCATGAGTACACAAGGATTTGAACTAAACGAAAATGAGCGCGAGCGCATCTCAATCGAAGTGTCGCGTCATAAAGACACCAAACCAAAAGTAGCAGAAACAGAAGAATCAGAGGATACTAAACCTAAAGGACCAAGTATCCAGGATCGTATGCTTGAAAAAGCAAATGAAGCCGCCGGGGAACTAGAAGGGATACTGGACAACTTTATTCTCAACGGTTGTAAGCCGGTTAAAGGCGAGGATGCTATTAGTGTACTAAAAGTGGCTAATATCCTGCCGCAGCATATTTCAGTAATCACCGATGTGTGGGAAGCAAAGCTCAATGAATTCCGAGCAGCGCACGATGGTGACGAAGAAATTGCCGAGTACTATGCTAATTATGGCAAGATTGAACTGCGTAACCTTGTAAAATTTGCTGAACAAGTGATTGCTGACGCATTGAGTTATGTACAATTTAAGAAGGTTGCTAAAACTCCGCGTCGCAAAAAACCAGTGCCGCCAGAAAAAGTAGTAGCAAAACTCAAGTACCAAAAGGAATTTGGCGATATTAAGTCAGAAAAGCCGGTAAAGATCCTCGGTGCTAAAGAAATGTTTGTATACAATACAAAAACTCGCAAACTACAGTATTATGTAGCAGATCAACACGCAGGTAGTTTGTATGTAAAGAGCAATGCTATCATTGGGTTTGATCCTATTGCGAGCGTGAGTAAGACTCTACGCAAGCCCGACGAACAACTTAAAGAACTCATGAAAGCGAGCAAGCCAAATAGCCGCAAGTTCTTTAAAGACGTGCGAGCAGTAGAAGCCAAATTAAATGGACGCTTTAATGAGAACCTGATCATCCTGAAAGTACACTAAATAGTGTAATAAGGATGGACAGGATATATGAGTTTAGATTCTCTAAAGCAAGATCTCTTTAAATACGTAGGACTAAGATTAGGCGATGGCATCATTGACATTGAACTTGATCCAGAGCATTATGAAATTGCTTATCAAGAAGCACTTGGTATTTTTAGACAACGATCGCAGGCTAGCACGGAAGAGAGCTATGCGTTTTTAACACTCCAGGAAGGGCAGGATACTTATACACTACCACAAGAGGTAACACATGTCCGTCAAATTTTCAGACGTACTCTGGGGGATGCTACTGGCCCTTATAGTAGTAGCTTTGACCCATTTAGCCAGGCTACTCTTAACGTCTACCTTCTAAACTACACTTACGCAGGTGGATTGGCCACCTTTGAAATGTACTCGCAGTATGTTGAACTTGCGATGCGTATGTTTGGTGGGTTTATGAACTACACGTTCAACCCTGTAACAAAAGAACTTCGTGTTGTGCGTGATCCAAAAGGCACAGGTGAAGAAATTCTACTATGGGTGTTTAATGCCAAACCTGAGGTAACATTACTACAAGACTATCAAACTTCACAGTGGATTAAAGATTACACAACTGCTGCTGCTAAAGTTATTATTGGCCAAGCACGTGAGAAGTTTGCTTCAATTGCTGGTCCGCAAGGTGGTTCTGCGCTAAACGGTTCTCAAATGAAGCAAGAAGGTATGGCTGAAAAAGCAACATTAATCGATGATTTGCGCAACTATGTAGATGGCTCTCAGCCACTTACTTGGGTTATTGGTTAAATGCGAGCAGGCGAATTTATTCCTAAGGGCGAACCGGATATATTGATTCGTATGCGCGACTTAATAAAGCGTATACAAACAATTAAGAACCCAGAATTAAAGGATAAACTGCTACAATTAACTGCGTCGGTTAGAACTATCTCCGATATCGAAATGATAGACAGCGCATTGTACAAGTTTGGCGTAAAAGAACTTAACGAACACGAAATGGTTTGGAGTCGTTCTAAAACTACAACACGCGGCGGCAAAGCAAAACTAAAATGGCGTTGTACTTCTGGTAAGCGTAAAGGGCGTATTGTTCCTTCTGTTTCGGATTGCGACAAGCCAATTAACGTAGCCAAGCGTGAAAAAATGAAGCGCACAAGAGCACAAACTTACAAACAACAAGCCCGCAGAAGCGAGCGTTCTAAAAAAATCAACACAGCAAGCAGACTGATTCGTGCTTTGAATAAAGCACGTAAAGGTTGACAACTACTCAACACTCTACTATAATACAACTATGCAACTAATGTTGGACATAGAAACCCTAGGCTCTGCACCCGACTCTGTAATTCTTACGATTGCAGCGTGTGCATTTGATCCATTTTCTGGAACCATTTATGATAAACATGCGATGTATCGTCGAATTGATACTGAATGTCAGGACGATAGAAGCATTGATGATCTAACTGTTGAATGGTGGTCAAAACAAAGTTTTGAAGCACAAGAAGAAGCGTTTGGCGAAGCAGATCGTGTTCCGCTAAAAGACGCACTAGAAGAACTCAAAGGTTTAATGTGGCATGCAGAATATATCTGGGCTAACGGTATTGCGTTTGACATGACTATTATTGAACACGCATTTAAAAGTTACGGTATGCCAATTCCGTGGCAGTATTATAAAGTAATGGATGCTCGTACCGTATATAAAATGAGTCCAGACCGCGAGAAATTAGGCAACAGCCATCACGCTTTTGAAGATGTTATTTTACAAATTGGATTACTACAACGTACACTTAATAAGTTAAACGTTAAAAGTCTCGCATAAGATCGCCCTGCTTCCAAGGCGAGTCATCCTTATCTATCTCAACAACACAATTCAGACAAATGCTGCGTAGATTTGTGATTGTAGCATCGTCTAAATTTCCATTGACATGAAACACAACTATTTGTGATGGATACTTTGCTCGGAATCCGCACCTATCGCATGTAGTTTTTTGCTTATAACCCTTCTGTTTCCATCGAGGAACAAACGGTTTGTGCCTTTTTTTAATCCCGTTGCATTCGTTGCATTTTGATCGGTAATAAACAATATCGTTCTTTACATAGTTAATTGCCGCAGGTTTAACTCTACAAACAGAACAAAGT